TTTTGATGACGTTCTTTTAGTTTTATACCATTTCTTTACACGGTTCAATAATTCACTAAAGAGGACTTCTAAGCTTGGCTTAAGAATGTATTCTATAAAGATATATTTTATCATAAAATATTTAGATTTAATGAATACCGTCACGCATGAGGCATACAAATATTGTAAATAAAAAATCAATATCCAACAAAAATGACAAATATGAAACAATTTAGATATTGGCTCCGAATAAACGGTTTCCGTTCAGAACAGTTCGGAACCGGCACGAAATGGAACTCGATTAAGCTCAAATCACGAAAAAATTGAATATAGCTCATGAGTATGAAAGATTATAGGACAAATCCCCAATGTTCTTCAATGTATCAAAGACACAGAAGGAAGAACAGGAAAAATCAAAAATAATCATTTTGGGAGTAAATATAGAAAGGGCGAGGGGAACAGGGGGGCGGATATGTTTTTGACTGGGAAAGAAGGTTATTCAATTGGAAATATGTAATTTTGCGATAAAGAGTTTGTGCCATCATGTCTAAGGGAAGAAACAAAAGATTGATATCGCTGCGCGATGAAACGCTGATACGCCGATATTACTACTGGACGGAGATCGAGCGCCGGCGGTTTGACGATGCCCTGAAGATCCTCTCCGAACAGGAGTTCTTCATCTCGGAAGCCCGCATCATGGCCATCATCCGTCAAAACTGCGACAAACTGACCGATATCGAAGTGAAACCGGTTCCGAAAGTTCGCAAGCCGCGGATCAACGCCCGTCAACTCACGCTCTTCCCCGGTGGATAGCCAGTATCAGGCCGGTTCTTCATCCATGATACATTCGTAGGTACTCTCATACACTTTGATGGCTCCCGGCAATGAATACCAGCGCGACCCGGTGCGTTCCAATTCCGTCGCCTTTTCCGATTCCACATGCCGTACAATCTCATGCAACCGCTTGAACATTGCGATACGTTCCGCCACCTTACCGGCCGTTCCACTCGTGTAATGGGTGTCATCAAAGCAGTCGATGCAGAGCTTCACGATGATCTGGGCCGTTCCACGCTGGTAATCGTCGGTGACTGTCTCCCAATCCACCTTGTCCACGCTGATCAGCACACAGGGGAACGTGACCGGGTAGGTATCTTCGTCGGTCTGCAGTTGCCCGTAATCTTCATCCACTAAAGTCAGTTCAAGCATGCCGTCAGCTACGGCAGTTTGTATCAAATTGAATAATTCTTCCATTCTAAAAGTCTCCTATCAATTTTTTAAGTTCCTTTTCAGTGTATTCGTTTATCTTTTGTTGCAACTCTTTGCTGTGCCCCATGAACTTGCGTTGCGGGATATGTACCCGTGAAGTCTGTTTGGGGGTCAGGGCGAGCCTTTTCCACATCCAATCTGCCGGGTTCATGGCAGACTCTTTGCGTTTGCGCACTTTGGGCGAATCGCCTTTTTTGATTCCGGCGGCTTCGAAGAAACGGTGCCAGGCATAGCGTCTCATGCGTGGGGTGATCCGGTGGGTGACCACTCCTCCGTTGTTGTGGATGGGGGCGTATTTCACCTCGTTCGAGACGATGACCTTACCGGCACCGGCCTTGTAGGTGAATCCGCCATAGAGGTTGTTGCTGCCGTTCAGCAAGGGGGTACGGTTGTAGTAGGCAGCCTTGCCACCCTGTTCCTGCCGGCGTGTCTGTTTCCATTTCTGGACCGAACCGTTATCGCACCAGCCTCCCTCACGGAAGTTGCGCTTGAAATGACTGATCGCCATTTCGCCCACCCGCTTCGGCCATCGGCTGGGGCGGGAAAGAACAAAGGGGGGGTTTTTTTTTTCCAGTTTGCGAACTAGTTGGTTTAAATCCATGAGAATTTTGATTGATGAATGATGACTTGTAAATTATATTGTTACCTTTGCAAAAAGAAGAGTGATCGATTGTACTGGGTTGGATTGCATATCCTTCGCTAAAGGCTTTCGGTCACTCTTTCTTTTTTATCTTTTCGACAATGGAATAAAACATTAATTCTCCAGTTTTTAATTCCCGTATTACTACGTAAGAAGGTTCATTGTTGATCTCTATCTTATAATAATGATATCCTTTTACCATTTGGTTATCCTTGACATCCGGATCAAAACGGACATAGTTCCCCTTTTCCAGTAACGATTTGATATACCTTACTGCCTCATTCTTTTCCAGTAAATACTTATGAGGCTGGTTCAATGCCTCCTTGATCCCGGTCGAGGTGAACGAGATGGGCATATCCAAGCCCGGAACGGACATCTGTTTCCCGATCAGGTTTTCCTTAGCCCACTCGCGTATTTCCGCTCGTTGGCGTTTGATATCCTCTTTGAATACGTAGCCGTTTCCGAAAATCGTCTGTTCGGTTATGAGCCTCTCCACCGCCTCTCTTGCTCCCTCGTATCCATTTTTGATATAGGGGTGCGAATCGCTGAAGAGCCTGGCATCTTTGGCGGGGTTATTGTCGAGTCCGGGGCTGGGACGGTCGGCTTCGCCACCTTCGGGCGGGTTCGCGGTCGGCTCTTCGTCTGTAGCCTCCAGTTCGCACTTGCAGTTCCATCGGTCACCCGGACGGTGCTTCGACCAGAACGGATCGTCGATGAGCCGGACGGTGTTCCAGAACACACGGTGGTCCTCGCCCGGATGAATGCTTGTACTTTCGATCCATTTGAGGCAAGGCAGATCCTCCCGTTTCGCCTCGAAACGCCGCCACTGCACCGCCTGGCGTGCCCGATTGACCGCCGTGGCATATTCCGTCTGCAGCCATGCCTTGAGGTGTGTCGGAGCGATCAGCGTCCGCACATCGTAGGCGAACCGTTCGAACGGCTTCAGCTCTCCCTTTTCATCCAAGAGCTGACGGGCAATGTCGTTCTGCAGACGGTGGGTGCGAAAGGCGGCAAAGACACCGTTGTTGTAGCGAAGCTCCCGGTAAAATCCACGGTCATCCTCATTGAATCCCGCCAACCGGATTCCTTTGTCGGTAGCCTCGTTGAAGCTGCGCCAGAACTCATGCCAGGGGGCAAGGGCAATGTCGTTCACCACATCGACCTCCTTCAGATAGATATTGCGTATCAACTCCTCCAACACTTTGTTGTTGAAGACAAAAGCCTCTTCATCACCGCTATCAATGATCGGTTCGTCACACTCATAGTAGAGCTGGTTCATCACCAGTCTAAAGCCCCCTTGCCGGTCGCTTCGGGGGCCTCTCCGAAAAAACGGCTCAGCAGGTTGGCAAAGGTATGTTTCTTGTTACCCCCGTTTGTTTTTGTTCTTTTTGATTTATTGTCGGGGAGCAGAGGATCTGCTGTCGGTATTGCTTTCTGTTCCCTTTTTTCGGCCATCTGCCGGTCGTAGTCCTTCGGCATGTTCAGTCCAAACTCTTCATATAACTGGCCATGATCGAGAGGCAAACCCAAAGCGCTGAGCTTCGAGATAATCTCGACACGACTTTTTGGATCGGTGTTTTTGGGTGAGACAAACGAGAATTTCCCTCCACGCACGTGATAGCCGAACGACTCCAGCAGGTCGGTCATCTGATAGTTGAGCACATTCATCACGAACCGCTTGTCCTGCTCCAGCAGCAGGTCTTCCGCTTTCTTTTGTACCGAACCGAGAGCCTGGGTTCCCTTTTCTCCCGCTTCAGTGGTCAGCGTATTGCCTAAGATGTGTTTTGAGATCTCCTGATTGCAAAACTGTGCCAGTCCCTTATAAAGATCAGATGTCCCGCTCTTGCTGCCGATATCATGCAGTGTGAGGTTGCTTCCCTCCGGATGCAGAAAAACAGAAGCCCCCCCGCTATCAAAAATATCATTGATAAGGCTGTATCGTTGTGAGTCGTCACCGGCATTGTAGGTGTATTCGCGGATGGGTTGACCGAACAGTTCGGCAAACTGCGACCAGTCGGCTACATCCCCCCGTTTATAAAGCACCCAGGGAATATCTTTCACCAGATCGCCTAAAGCTCGCGGTTTACCCACGAACAGCAGATCGTCATAATCGTCCCATCGGGTACCGTGAATATCAGTCTGCATCCGGAGGATCAGTTGTCGGACCGGCTCCACGTGTTTGCGGGGGATCAGATCATATCCGAGCCATCCGTCACTCTCTTTGCGGAACTGGAAGAGCGAAAACCCCCAATGACCGGTATCAAGCAGGTCGTTCAGAAACTCGTAAAACCAGGGTGATTCGAGCATGTCATTAATCGTCTGATCGGGCGAACCGTTACGGTTGAATTCGATCTTTGCCGACAGTACGGCCGATTTGCGTTTGCCGATCACGCTGGTGAGGTGCGTATCCATCAGGATGGATTCGTAGAGGTCGTACAATTTTACCCGGTTAGGGAAATCTATCCGGTCGGCTTCGTTGACTGCCTTTTGGAAATGCTCGATCTCGCGATTCCATCTGACAGCCTGGGTTATCAATATAGTGTTGCCTCCGGCAGGCTGGTTGAAAAAGCCTCCTGAGGTGATTTGCCTGTTCTTCTTTTTTCGGCTCATGTTTTATTGCTTTTAAATTCGATTTACACCATGTTTAAATCAGATCAGAAACGGGTCGATCGTTTCGGGTTGCTTTTCAAAAAGAAGGGGGACTGCTGCAGATCATCTTCTAAAAGAGGCGCCCCGTTAATACTGACTGATCCCTTTTGAACTCCTTTCATCCATTCGACGGCACGCTCGTAGCGGTTCTGTCTGATACCGTTCGTTAATTTTTGCGGATTGCCGACCGAGTAAATATGATAGGTCGCAATGTCAAGGCACATCATCAGCACTAACGGATGTCGTTCAGTTCCACGGGCGGAGAAAATATTTTCCACGTCATAGCGGGCGGACAGGTATGATTTCATCTCTGCGATGGCCCGGTCTTCGCAAATATCCAGGATCGAATTGTCGCCACGGGTCAATGAGTCTATAATGTCGCGATGTACGGTAGCATCATAATCTTCAGGGTCAATAAAATGCGTCATAGTCTATATTTGTTTTTAGCGCGGAAAGCCCTTGCCGGAATCGTCATCGGTGGAGCCATACGCTGTATTTTATGATCTATAATTCGTTTTCCACCCTCCACACAGTCCGGACCGTCGGCGGGAAACTTCAGTTGCAGGGTAAACAACAGGAACTGGTCGGCGAGCCGCTGCATATGAGGGTTTTCCTTTTCCGCCACATTGAGCACCAGGCGTCCTTCACGGTTGGCCGGTTCCAGATTGGCCTCGATACGGGTTGCCTTGTCTGTCTTCTTCTCTTCATCCGGAAGAATAGATATATTTTTACCATGCTCCTTGCGCTTATCTGAAAGCAACGGAATAAAGACCTGCTTAAAAAAAGGATCTTGTAAAGAGTTGTTTTCTATATAGCAGTAGAGCGGAACTTTCCCTCCCACATAATCATCAAGCAGGAAATACCAGTCGATGAAATCCGAATTAAGTCCACGATCCAAAAAACCTTTGATCACGTAATAGACCCCGTCCAGCTCGCCAATGAGCCATAGCGCCTTAGTGGAACTTTTCTTTGATCTGTTTTCTCCCGGGGCCGGGTCACCGTAAGCCACTAAAAATTTGAATTTACTGAGCGGAGGGATTTTACCCCATGTCAGTTCCTTAAAGACTTCCCCCTCACTTACCGGGTTGTTGAAGTATTCGGTCTGCTGGGCGGATGCACTGATCTTGGACAATGTTTCATCGATAGCCTCTTCACTGTTTTTCTCCGGCCAGGTGCTACGCCCCTCCTTGTCACGGATATTGACGATATCCCAATGGTCGGCGATCGCTCCGGCACGGGTCACGCAGCAATCCTTGGCGATGATATTCCCACAGAAAATCACCAGTACGGGTACAGCCGGGTCGCGAGTCCCGTAGACCGCTTTTTCCCAGAACTTCCACATATCGTTCACACGGTCAGGATTGCGGCAGGCTTCATCAGTGTCGAAGTCGTCGACCAGCAGCACATCCGGCCGGTACTGCTTGTTGCGCGAACCACGGGGTGCATTGCCATAGCCGATGGCACGGAACGCTGCGTCATTCTTGGTGACAAACTCCTCTTCCGTCCATTTGTTTATACCCACCTGTTCGCCATAGTAGGCACGGATACGCGGATTGTTTTCCAGTTCCTTTTTGTAAGGATCCAACAGTCGTTTTGCAGCATCCTGCGTGGCAGAGGTCATCATTACATTGTGTTTGCGCCGGGTCAGCACCAAGAATAATACAATGAACATGACAATCGTGCTCTTGGCAAGGCTTCGCGCCCAGCTCAGAACTTCATACCATTCGTCGTGTTTCAAGCACCGATTTATGGCACGGATATGGAAAGGGGCGAATTGGCTCTGTGCGTATTCAGGGAAGAAATATTGTATCCACTCGATCGGATGAGCCTCCAGATAAGCCTTATGCTTCTCCAGTTCGGTCCTGTTCTTGTGCTCCATAGGCAGGTCGGCCATGAGGTCCTGATAGAACGACTCCCACCTGCGCAGGGCTTCCCTTTCCTCGGCAATCATATCGCACTACGGATAAAACGGTCCCACAATTCACCGAACTCCTTTGCCTTGTTGATATCGACAGCCCGCAGCCACACCAAAAAGCGGGTTCCGGCGCTCACGAGGTCTTTCAGTCCGGCATCTTTCTCCAATTTGTCAATCGCAGCTGACAGTTTCGCGATGGTGGCCGCCTCGGTTGTTGTTGCATAGCGTTCACCCACGGGGCGTTCACCGATCACCCGGTTCACCTCGGCAATCTGTCGTTGCAGGTTCATGATCTGCTGTTCGCGCGTCATGGTTATACCGGCTTTCAGTTCCTCCCATTTACCGTCGGCGATCCATTTGCCCACAGTCCGCCGGCTCACGCCCACCTTTTCCGCAATTTCCTGTTGCGTCAAGTTCTCG